AGGACAGCCAACGGGTATCGACACCTACACCTTCACTACTATTAGTGGTGGTATAACCGATGCTACAAGGGCTGACGCTATTAAGACAGCGTTCTTCCGATTGCCTCAAGCTTACCGCTCGGCGGCCAGTTTTGTGTTTAACAAGAACACTCTGGCTAAAATCGCTACACTCAAAGACACGACTAACAATTATTTGTTACAGCGTCTTGGCGATGACCCGACTGTAAAGTTGCTTGGTCGTCCGGTCTATGAGCAAAACGATATCGGTGACGGCAAAGGTTGGTTCGGCGACTACAGCTATTACTACATAGCTGACCGCCAAGGAATTACAGTTGATACCTCAACAGAGGCCACTGTAGCTTCTCAAAGCGCCTTCGAGCGCAACTTGACCTACGTCCGAGTCGAGGAACGAGTGGACGGTGAGCTAACCCTTACTAACCCAATCGTTGAGTTTAGTTCAATGGGCGGACTCTAAGACTAGATAAAGTAGTCGAAGTTCTGCTGGCGAACTCAAGTGGATAGCCAAAAGCGAAGCCACAGCCAGCACCAAAGGATTTTAAGATGGTAAGAGTAAAGATAATAAAACCCACAAAGAGTTATAAAGTCGGGGATATTGTAGAGCTGGACAACAACGAGGCGTTTGGCCTGCTAGACTCCGGCATGGCTATAATTACCAAAGATTTAACACCTCACGATTACTCTATAAAATTAAAACCTAGAAAAAGGGGTAGGTAATGCCCCTATTATCTTATGCTCTAACCAACTTAGCGGACGTTAAAGAGTCTTTGGGTATTACTGCTGGTGATACTTCTAAGGACAATCTTATAACTAGAAAAATTAACCAAGCTACCGAGATGATAGAGGCCTATTGCCAGTTGGCCCGTGACCACCACTTTGCTTCCACTACTTATACCAATGAGGAGTATGACGGCACAGGCATAAACCAAATCAGCTTAAAGATGCGCCCCGTTATTACTTTAAGCTCGTTTCAGTACCGCAACACTACCGAGAATATAAATAGTTGGACTGAAGCCGACTCGGATCTTTACTTTATTGACCTAAACTCAGGGGTGATAGATTTACTTTGGGGGCAGACAAGGGACTGGAACAGATACCGGGTTACTTATACGGCAGGGTTTAGCACTATCCCGTCTGATCTAGCCGAAGCTTGCGTTACTTTAGCAGGTTATTTAGTCGAGAACTCAGCTACCGGGACTTCGGTTAAGCGCAAACGTGAGGGAGCGAGAGAGATTGAATACTTTGCCCCAGCTACAACCGATACTGGTTCGCTAATCGGGTCTTTGGGCTTAGACAATATGCTGGGCAGATATATTAACTACGCATTGTACGAGGATAAGTAGTGTGGTTTTGTATTTTCCTAATCATACGATACAGATTTACCGCCACCGGCGTAAGGGTAGCACTAATAGATACGGCAAGCCGACATCCAGCCAGCATCTATCGAGCGCCAGCAAATATACGGCGGTAAGGTCGGAGAGACCTACGATGCTTTCGTTGAATCGAGCGTTAGCATTAAAGAGGGCGATGAGGTTTTGACCGAAGATGGTGTTCGCTACTCAGTTAAAGGCGTATCTGGTTGGTCGGGGGCTGGGATGTTGGACAGCAAAGAGCTTTTACTGGTAAGTAAGGATGCGGCAGGCTGATGGCTTACTCACCACCCAACATAAGCATTAAGATCAAGAACCTACCCCAGATCAGGGCGGCCTTTAAGATGAGTCCTTACTGGATGGCTAAACACTTGCAATACGCCACGACCCAAGCGGTTTACAGGGTTAAAGCTCGTTCTATGGCCGATACGCCGGTCGATACCGGGCGTTTAGTGCGCTCGCATTATCATAAGTTTTTTAAATACTCGGCTTTGGACTTCTCTGGTGAGGTGGGAACGGGCTTTCCTAAAGACCAAAAAGCTTATTATGACGTTTATGTACATGAGGGAACTAAGTATATGAGAAAGCGCCCTTACCTAAAAGAAGCTGTCGTGAGTTTAGAGGACGAGGTGCAGGGGATGTATGTTGATGCGGTTAAGCGAACCTTAGGAATGATTGGCAGGGCTACATGAGTGTCTCAACTACTCTGACAGATTTCGTGGTTGATAAGATACAGGGCTTATCCTCGGTTGAGGTTTGCGTGCCTTACGAGAGCTTGCAGTATTCGGGCTACCCGGCAGTATCGGTTTCGTTGCCTACCTTAGACGGGGAGTTTAGCTCAACGGCTGAGAACTCCCGTATATTTGGCTTCTCAATAAACATATTCTTTCCCCTAGGTAAAGACGTGGAGACTCCTAAGACTATGCCCCGTGAGCAATACGCCGACAGGGTAGTGGCAACAGTAATAGACGATATTATTGACGCATTCGACACCGATTTCACAGCCGCTAATCTGGGCTTGCCCTCAACCTATACAGTTAAATATATCGAAGCGGCAGACGGAAGGCCCTTTTACATTAACCTAGAGAATGGTGAACACCGAGGGGCGGAAATAACTTTAAGGTTCTACACGGAGAGGACTGTTGTCTAATCCTTGACGGGATTATGATTTACAGTCTAAATGAAATAAGAAATGCTAGGCATAAAACCATATAGGAGATACAGATGACCAAGTTTGTGGGGCGTAGAGGCCAACTAGGAATAGCGGTAGAGTCCACTAGAGGAGTCCCGGTAGTTCCGGCGTTCTGGGTTCCTAACACTACAATGTCCTTTTTTGACCGCATTGAAGAAGCCCGTGAGGAGCAGGGGCAAGGTTTTATAGCTGATAGCGACTCCAAATATGTTGTAATGAAAATGGGCGAGGGCGAAGTCGAAGCCCAAGTTTACGATAAAGCTTTGGGCGTTCTTTTATCTGGTTTGCTGGGGGCTTCTCCCTCAACTGGCGCAGGGCCACCTTATACGCATACTTACACCCTAGCTAATACCAACCAGCACAAGTCAGTTTCGCTTTACTGGAAAGACCCGGATAGAAGCTATATGTTTGCGCTGGGCATGATAGATAAGCTGACACTTAAAGTCGAACCCAGTGGTCTAGTTGAGTGGTCGGTGGGCTTTAAGAGTAAAACCGCCAAGGACTTTGCTTCGCAAACCGCAGTCTTTACTTCGCTAGGATCTAAATGGCTACACCAGCACCTAGAGTTTTATCTGGCGGCTAGTGTCGGGGCTTTGCCCGGAACAGCCATCTCGCTTAAAAGCTTGGAGCTTAATATCGAGAAGAATACCATGTACGACTCGGTAATCGGAACTGTAGAGCCAGAGGATATACTTAACCAACAACTATCGGTATCAGGATCTCTGGAGCTTAACTTGCAAGACGACACCTACCGCAACTATATGCTAAACGGTACTTACCGAGCGATGGAAATAAAGCTAAACGGCGGTGCTAACTCTGTACTCGACCTAGTATTCCCCCGTGTAGACTTTTCACAATGGGAGCCGGATTATACCTTAAATGAGATAGCCCAACAGAGTGTTCAATTCAAGGCCAACTACGACCAAGCCAACGCCTTAGATATAATTTCAACCTGTACACTAACTAATACACAGGCCTCAGGCAGTTACTAGCGTTAGAGCTGGCTTCGTTGCCAACGGCCAAGCAATCAAAAGGGGGTTGCTCCTATGGCTATTATAATTAGAAAAAGAATTAACCTAGATTTCTTGGGCGAGAGATATAAAGACTCCTATTTAGAGTTTAAATCAATACCGATTAAAGATTACGAAGCAATGATCGGTGTGATTGATAAAAACCCCGAAGGGAAAAAACTTATTGTTTATATGCTCGAACTTCTAAAAAAGTATTTCCTAGAAGGCAAGTTTGAGGGCCAAGACGTAACGGCTGACGACTTAGGAGAGTTTGACCAAGAAACCGCAGTAACAATCTTTGAGGAGTTAACAGGCCAGTCCCCAAAAGCCGAGGGGCGATTGAGCAATCAATCTACAATAACGCCCCAGCCCCCAGAGAGTTAGAGGTTTATATGTACCGCAAAACATTTAAACTATCAGCCGAGCAGATGGCCAATGAGCCGATAGACCAGTACCATACTAATCTTTTGATTATGAATATGGTTGCTGATAAGGAGCGGTTAGAGGCAAAACATGGCTCAAGCTAATATTAGGGCCGTTATAACGGCAGAGGATAGGGCTAGTAAGACTCTCCAAAACTTTGGGCGTTCAGTAGAGAATATGGGAGAGAGGGCTGGACGGGCTATAAATAGGGCAACGAAAGTCTTGGCAGTGGCGACTGCCGGAGCTGTAACTTTTGCGGTTAAAAGTGCCGCCAGCTACGAACAGTCACGCATTGCCTTTGATACCTTCTTAGGTTCGGCTGAGAAGGGCAAGAAATTACTAAAGGAGGTGTCAGACTTTGCCCGAAAGACACCATTTGAATTGCCCCAAGTAGTAGAAGCCACCCAACAGCTCTTAGCTTACGGCGTTGAAGCCAAAAACGTAATTCCTAACCTAACTATGTTGGGTAATGCTTCAAGGGGTAACGCTGAGATTTTGGGCCGTTTAATTATGGCCTTTGGGCAAGTTAAAGCCGCTACCCGTTTAACGGGAATGGAACTGCGGCAATTTACTGAAGCCGGAATACCCCTATTAGAAGAACTTGCAAAATCAATGCACAAAACTGTTCCTGAAATAAAGG